NCCGCAGATGCAGCCGGGAATGATGCCCGGAATGCCTCAGGTGGGGCGATAGGTGCTGTCGTCGCGGGTTCTCATGCTCGCGATATGATTCACTCTTGAATGATTGCGTGCCGTACTGACCATGCGGCACGCAAACGGAGATTGATGTGACTTACACGCTCGGAGAATTGCAAGCACTCGTCCAGAATTGGGCGCATGATCGAAATCTGATCGAAGGTGCAACCAGTCAGGCGCAGACAGTTAAATTGTTTGAGGAAGGTGGAGAAGTTGCCGCCGCTGTTGCTCGCGGTAAAAAGGATGCGTTACAGGACGGCATCGGTGACATGGTAGTCATCCTGATTATCCTCGCCGCACAGAACGGTATGACGCTAACCGAATGTCTCACTGCCGCATGGGAAGAAATCAGAAACCGCAAGGGTCGAATGGTTGATGGTGTGTTCGTTCGCGAAAGTGGTGAGTGATGAATAATCAGCGTGAAACTTACGGTTGGACTGATGCTCAATTCGCTTACGCTCGTCGCACACTAAGTTTAATTGGTGCATTCATAGAAGGTGTGTATAATGACGAACTACAAGAGAAGCGCCACATAAAAGACCTATGGCTCAAAAATGTGAGCAACATGGACCCGCTCAGCCTCGAACCGGGTCTCGCATCCTGTAAGGGTGATTGGGTGCTTGGTACGGCGTGCCGTAAATGCCCACGCTGTATCGGTGCTAAAGAATCACCCTTACCCACTGCATCACTTGAAGAAACTAACGTCCAGAGCACGCTTAATGAGCGCGGTAGCCGTTACGGCGACTTTACCGACCACGCACGTATTTGCCAGCGATTACAGGACGTGATGCGCGGAAATGACCCATTCGATATGACGAACTGGGCGGGATTGTCCGATGACAAGAAACAGGCCCTTACCGTCATTGCGGACAAAATCGCCCGCATCCTTAATGGTGATCCTGAATATAAGGACAACTGGCACGACATTCAGGGTTACGCCAAACTTGCAGAGGACCGTTGCAAATCATAACAATCAGCAACGCAAACTCACTGGATGAATGGTATGCTTTCGCTCGATAACGCTGTTGTATATGATAACGAACACTTCCCGAACGCTACAACCATAACGATTGAGTCGCTGTTTAGCGATCATATACACACATTTGAAATCAGCGAATTTCGTGATGACCGCGCCATGTTCTTCGAATGGTTCGATTACATGGCGCGGTCTGGTACACCGATGATAGGATTTAACAATTTCGGGTACGATTATCCGATGCTGCATTTTATCCGCACGCATCCGAATTGTACACCATCTGATATTTATCAGAAAAACGAATCTATCATCGACAGTCCCGACCGTTTCGGACATATCATCTGGGATCGCGATCAATTCGTACCGCAGATTGATCTATTCAAAATTCACCACTTCGACAACAAGTCCAAGCGAACGACCTTGAAAGCTTTGCAGGTCAATACGCGGGCAGAAACCGTTATGGAAAGCAAGATTCCGTTCGGTACGATTCTGACTCGACAAATGCTTGACGATAATATCATTCCATACAATCGACACGACGTATCCGAAACCAAGCGTTTCGCTCATTACAGTATGGGTGCCATAAATTTCCGTATCGGCCTCATCCAGCAATTCGGTACGGCGGTCCTCAATTGGAACGATACCAAAATCGGCGAGGAAATGCTTGTACAGCGTCTCGGCGAGGACGTGTGCTTTGATCGGTCCTCCGGGCGCAAAGAGAAGCGTCAGACGCCGCGCAGACAAATTCCGCTGTCGGATATTATTTTCCCCTACGTCCGGTTCGAAAATCCCGAGTTCCAACGCGTCCACCAATTCATGCTCGCGCAGACGTTGACACCGGAAGACTTGTCCGACCCTGACGCACCTATCAAGACGAAAGGTGTGTTTACGGACCTGAAAGCGGACGTGGGCGGGCTGACCTTCCATTTCGGTACAGGCGGCGTTCATGCGTCCGTCGAACGCCAGCGATTCATAGCGGATGGGAATTACGCACTCATAGATATTGACGTTGAAGGGCTGTACCCGAACGTCGCGATTGTCAACCGGCTTGCTCCGGCCCACCTCGGAGAAGCGTTCATTGCCGAATATGCAAAGATTCCTGACGAACGTAAGCTGCACGCGAAAGGTACATATCAGAACGCAGCATTGAAACTCGCCGCTAACGGTGCATGGGGTAAATCGAACAGCGCATTCAGCGTATTCTATGATCCTGCCTATGCGATGACCATTCCAATCAATGGGCAGTTGATGATTTGCATGTTGGTGGAGCAACTCATCAAAATTCCGANNCAAATACGGACGGTGTGACATATCGTATCAAACGTGACTATATCCCGCAGGCAAAAGCGATTGAGGATTGGTGGCAGCAACATACATGTCTGAAACTCGAATATGCTGAATACAACGGCATGTGGATCAGGGACGTTAATAATTACATTGCTCGTGACATAAACGGCAAACTCAAACAGAAAGGTGCGTATTGGCACCCTGACCCATTGGACTATGCGAACAGCATCAGCAACGCCAGCCCTCCGTGCTGGTACAAAGATTTCAACCCTGTTGTCGTACCGCGCGCAGCCGTCGCAGCAATCGTTGATGGAATCGACCCGGAAATCTATCTGCGAACACACACTGACCCGTTCGATTTCATGTGTCGTGTAAAACTCAATCGTGGTTCCGAGTTGTATTGGGGTGATGAACGCATTCAATCGACGACACGCTATTATGTCGCGCGCAACGGTCGCACGCTCCGCAAGATCAGTCCGCCGCCTGCCGGTTTCGAGATTGGTATGTGGAAAAAAGCACCGCGTATCAGCAGCATGGAATATCATAGAGTGATGCGTGAAACCGGATATGAATGGGACGAACGCGTCTGCACGAAATCCAAAACGAAATACGATAACACCACGACGAACATTGAAAGCGGATGGCTCGTGCAAGAGTGCAACAGCATGTCATCGTTTTCGTTTGACAACGTGAATTACGATTGGTATCTATCCGAAGTACGGAAACTGATCATATGATACGGAGATGGATACGTGATACAATTTGCGAAACTTGAACCTGTTACTCACAATAGCGAATGGAAAGAACTTGTCATTCGCGACAATGACCACACGCCGTACAACTTTCGCAAAGGCGAGCGCAAGGCAACAGCTAAGATTGTGTTTCGCGATATGCCGGACGCAACGCGTTGCGATCCTTGGCTTAATGTGGAGGTTAGCGAGTTAGTAACCGGGCCAAGCGGTAGGATCGTGGAAAAGACGATCAGCATAACGCTTGATGAACAATCGCGGGCAAAACTGATCGCATATTTGACCGGGGATGCGTGATGTATTCATTCGAATGGCGAAGTGTTGGCGAAACTCGCTGGCTCTTATCGGAAGCTCGATACATGAACGCAGATCGTGCTTACGATAAAGCACGCGAGTTTAAGAGTGATAACGCACTGGCGTATTTCGATATTGAATACCGCATTGTTTGGATTTCACGATCAGGGCGTGTGAGGGTGTTATGACTCACAACGCGGTCAACGGCCCCACGGGTGCGACCAATTCCCGTGGGGCCGGATCAAGGCTCATGGCCTCGATTCGGGGCAATCGTTATTGCAGACGCATTCGAACCGACCATTGTGTTTCATGATCTGCTCACGGGTCGGGAGCGTATCCAGAACAGACCAATTGATTGGGTCCGTCATGAGGCAATAATTACTGATCGTCCGTACAGTCTCGACAGTATTTGTCTTGCAAGCGCTGAGTGCGGACAGGATCAGGAACGGTATCAGCACGTTTCGCTTTCTCAACATCCTCGATCACCTTTCCTGTAACAGTCGCGCGTTCCTCAGCTTTACCCTGCTTCACACCGGATTCATGGATTGTCACAGTGGTACGGTCACAGGATCGCATGATGCCGAGCACGAGGACGCCTAGCAATGCAGCGATGGCAGCGGTGCGCCACCAATCGCCGGTGACGAATCCTAGAATCCCTTTGAGCATTGCCGCCAATCCACGTTGCCGCACCGGTTGTCCATCCAGCCGATGGTGAAACTTTCATACTGACTGTCATTGATGGAGAGAGACAGGAAATGCGCGCACACACGAGCATCGAGCGCCTTCACCATCAATTCACATGTCTTGATGGACCCACGACGCTTTTCCAGTGCTTCAAACGCACGCATTGTAGCAGGTCCGATCACACCGTCAGCGGTGATGTTTCTGTAATCAGCGCTTCGACGATTGTACGAGTTGAGCGCTTCCTGAAACCATTTGGACGCACGCGGTTGACCTGCGATCACGCCAATGTCGATCAGCTTGTGAGCAACAAGAGGGGACGCCTCGACAACGTAGTTCGTCCTGAGGATGATTTCTGCCGTCTCTTTCGGCAGTGTCGCCATCGGGCCGGTGTATCCGGCCTGACGTGCAGTGCGTTCGGTGATCCCGTGATTAGTGGTTCCACCGGGATCGTCAGGATGGTTGACCAACCCACCCTCAGTTGCGAAAATCAGCGCGAGGATGGACGCGACAACGCCGCCGCCTACGCCACCACCAGCGACAAGGCGCGGGGTGATTTTCATTCTTCACCGCCTTTTTTGGGGCCGTGGATGACACGATCAGCCATCCGCCAGAGAAGCCAGACTATCGAAAGTGCCAGCATGATCCATGTCATGATTGGCGCGGTGGCATTCGCATAATGCGACGCAACACCTAGATAACCTGTACCAATGGCCGTGGCATCCGCCACGTTCCGCCCCATCTCGCGCATGTCAAACTCCCGCTCACCGGACGGGAGGTAGGTATACCCGAGACGGGGCGGGGAGGGCAAGCCTTACCTGCGTGACGGGTGGAAATTACCCCAGATACAATGACCGATTTCATGCCCCGGCCATTGAGGTAGCCACTTGAATTCAGGTTTCAACAGATGGATCGTGCAGGTATTATTCGCACGATCCACACTTGCAAATGCGCGCGTGATATGCGTTCGCCATGCAACGTCAACTTTTAACGCTGCCGCTGTCAATTCTTTTTGCGAATCATATTCTTTCACGATCACACGAAACTCGTGATTCGTCCATTGGCGATTTTGAAACCTGTAACCGTCGGATGCAACACCCATGCTCGTACAACCGGAAAAACTCATGAGAGCGATGGCCGATAAGAATAATTTCTTCATTTTGTCATCCTATATGTCAGTTAAATCTATCACGATAAAGCCGTAATTATATTCCACCAATTGCTCCGAAATTTGACCTGCTAGAACTTCTGATCGTACTATCATGGTCTGAAACTGTACACCGTTCGTTGCGTTCCTACCTCCATACGTCCATTCCAATTCCTGATAAAAATTATCAGGCAAATTGAATTGTTGCCATCTGTAAGCCGAAAACACGGGAATGAATCCGTATGTTCGACCGGACGTGTATGTCCTTGTATCAGGATCGTAATCGTTATCAGTGAAAAAGTCAACGACTCGAATGTATTTTTTGTTAGAGTTGAATGTGACTTCCTCATTCTCATCGAAAACGACAACACCGTACCCGGAAGGTGCAGCATTGTCCGGCTCATCGAATATCCAATAATCGACGCTTGTACCAATGATACCATCCACGACGATCTGGAATGTCCATGTTGAACCGGATATTGTTTGTCTGAGAATGGTTGCATTAACAGCACACCTCAATGCCATCAGAGGGTGCGGGCCTGTGTACGTTACATCTACGGTGCTCACACTTGTTGTACCGGGATAATTCGTCGTAGTCGCTACCGTAGCTTTCGCGCGAAGTTCCAAATTTTTATGATCTTGATCGACTTGAACGGCTCCGTGCGAACCGATGACCCTGATCCCATAATCAGCCATTTAATATACACCGTAAATCAGAGTATGGTTTGGCGTAAAACCCGTGAGATTCCATGAAATCACATTGCCGCTTACAGATACCACAGGATTCTGTATGACAAGCCCGCTACTACCTGAACGTGGCAGCATCACGTACCAAGGATCGCCCTGTGCGAAATCTGCATTGGTAAAATTACCTGTCGTAGTTGTAATATGTGCGATACCCAAAATTCGGCTCATACGAGTCGACAGGGTATACATTAAATTACCCACAGCATCCCACACCTGCATTCCATAATCAGCCATTACGACAATCTCCCGATCAGGACGCGCAGGTTGTCGCTTTCATCAAACACGCGGATACGTCCGTCCTGACTGCTGGCCGGTCGAATTTCCAGATCACCCATGCGAGCGTTGATCGCACTCAACTGCGTAACATTGATTTTCGCAGCCGTCACCGCACCGGCATCAATCTTGTCCGTAGTGACAGCCCCCGCCGCCAGCTTGGCCGTTTCGACCGCTCCGGCCTGTATCTTGGCCGCGATCACCGCATTGGCCGCGATCTTATCCGCCTCTACAGCGCCAGCCGCCAACTTGGCCGTCTCGACCGCACCCGCGTTGATCTTGACAGCCGTAACCGCGTTAGGCTGGTCATGAGTATAATGCCGCAGTCCGAGGCGCTTTTCCTCGGCTTCGATGGCGGTGATCTGGTCTTTTTCCGCCTGCCAGTCGCGCCATGCTCGCACCTTGTCGAGCGCGGGAATGTCGATGACCTTGCCCATGAGGCCGGAGCCGTCATAGGCGCTCGCGATTTCGTATTCAGTGAGACGGCGCGAATGATAGACATTCGCCCGGCGCCAGTCTGAGCGAGTCCCCTGCCCGGTGATGGCGTTGGTAAGGGAGTCCAGCGCATGGCCGGGCTTGAACGTGACGGATCGGATGCGGGCGCCGGACATGCGGGAACGCTACCGCCGTCGTTTTTCCGGCATTACCGCCGTCTAGGCCACGTCTTCGAAGTTCCTGTGCCGGGCAGGGCTCTGTATATCCCGATCGACGGTGTTGCCGGAAAGAATTGTCCCCGCCTCAATGATCTTCCCGATTCCCGTATTGCTGGACCATGTCGTATTCTGAACGCCGATGTCGTTGCCGCTGACCAGCGTTTGGTAGCTCGTCAGTCGCGACCGGCCGCCCGATGACAGGAGACCGGGCGCGGGGCCAAACGGATTGCCTTCGGATTCTGCTGTCTCTGACCGGCAATTTANNGCGACGAAATTACCGTAGTTCCCGGCTTGCGCCAGCGGGCTTGTGCCTCGCCCATTGTTAATCGACCACACTGTGTTGCACACCACCTTCGCCCCGAACGCAGGAATCACACCGCCCTTGCGATTGTTGTTGTAGCGTCCGCCCTGAATATAACCGATGCAATCATCATGGTGCGAAATGCCGTCGTCACGGCAGTATTCCGCACGGCAATCATACTGTTCAGTCGTGCCGGAAAAGTGCAGATTGAAGCCGTCGAAATACGACTTCCTCACCCAATCATCGACATTGCGCCCATCGGACGATTCGATCTGGACAAGATCGCCCGCAGCATTGCCGATCAGGCATTGATTCCGGTAGCTCTCGTAATACGCTACGCCCGTGAAGTAGAGCAACTGCGCCTGTTGCCCACGACCAAGAAGTTGGATCGCCCGGACGTAGTCGCAGTTCTCGGCGCGGAACAGAGTGCCCGCTTCCATCACCATGAGGTCGACGGCAACACCGCTGAGATTGACGTGAAATACGCCCTCCCCAGTGCCAGCGTCCGTGAGCTCCCACCAGTATGAGAACGGCGTGGCCTGAACCGTCGCCAGCCCGCCGTCACCGATCAGAATTTCTTCAAGAACAGTATTGATGCCGGGCGCTACGATCTTCGGCGTCGCGGCTCCGGTCTTGATGAGCGCGAGATTATAGTGATTGGTGGGGGTATAGCTCGGCGATGTAAAATGCGTCGTGTTGTCAATCAGGTCGCCTGCGTCGATGTCGTGCCCACACTCGAACCGTAGCTGGCCGTTCAGGCAGGCGACCGTCGCCTGCGTCATTCCGCTCGCGGACCACACTTCTCGCGGCTTGGGTCCGGCGAACGTGTAGGTTCCATCCTGCCCGATTGCGACCTGCACGGCGCCGACGTTGAATGTCGCGCGCACGTCTTCCCAGTTCGCGGGGTCGTCCTCGTCGCCCGATCCTGATGCGCCGGGCGCGAAGAAAGCCCATTTGGCGAACCGCCCAGTGATGTACTGAGTGTGCGTGATATAGACGTTGTCGAGCGTCTGCCGGCTGAACGCGCGTGGAAGCGCAACGTCGACATATTCAGCCCATGTCGCGCCGCTATAGCTCTTGCCCTGATCTATGAGATTGACCGCATCCTGCGTCACCACCATGTCG